AAGCAGGAGCCGCGTGCGGACTCGCAACTCGTCAAACGCCACGCCGGTTTTAATGAGCGGCTCTGGCTGCGTCCCGTCCCACTCGACTTCGTTGGCGATCTCGCCGCAGAGGGCCGCCGTGGTGGCTGCGTCTGACGCTGCGTCGGGGCCGACAAACGTGCCACGGAGGTCGAGCTTCGTCGGCGACGGCGTTGGCTGCGGCTGCGGGGCCGCTGGCGAACGCAAGGCGTATGACGCCAGTGCTGCCGCCCCGAGCAGGATTGCCGCGTAATGGCGACGGTCGAGATTGGAGAGGTCGACCTCGGGGGCGTGCTCGCGAATCCAAGGCCACGCCAGAAGCACGGCAGCGGCAACGAGCAGCAGGGCAGTAATCACGGGGCAGCCTTTCGGACAAGAGGCAAGAGAGATTCAATGGCACCGCTGGCGACCAAGAGCAGCAGTTGGCGGGCGGCCGGTTTCAGGATGATCCAGACGGGCCACGCGAGCGCGGGGATCGCCTTGTCCGCGAGCGTGTCGAACAACAGCCCCACGGCGTTGAGAACAAACTGCTTTCGCTCGGCACCTTCGACGGGGATCGCGTCGGCCGCTTCAATCGCCACCCGCATGAGGGCGACGGCGAGCTCGCCAAACTCCGCGAGCGTGATCCCGCCAGCGGCTTTGACCTTCGCCGTAGCGACGAACGCCCGCACCTTCTCGGCGAGCGAGACGAGGTCGTAGGCGGCTTGCAGCGGAGCGGATGAGATCATTTCACGAGCCCCATGAGGATTGCCCGGCGGGCGGAATCGAGAGAACAGCCGAGGCGGAACGCGACCAGTTGCACATGCGATGCGGTCAGCGGCGCGGGCCGCTTGCTCGTGACCTTGCCCCAATACTCCTGCGTCTTCGTGAAGTTCTTGGCGAGCGACACGACCTCACCTGCGGCCGCGATGGGTTCGCGCCCGTCAGGTCCGCCTCGACGCCAGTGAGCCGCAGCGATCACGTCAGCCTCCGACCGTTCAGATTGGTCGAAAAACTGGCGTGACCGTAGGGGCTATTCCCGGTCGGTTTCGCGGTGGAGCACGAGGGCAATCGCCGCGTAACAGGCGATGTCTTTGAGCGTGTCCTCGACCCCGTCGAACTCGCATTTGCCACGGCGGAAGAACGCTTTGAGCCGGTGCATCTTGTCGCTGATTCGCAGGATGCAGCCGGCCCAGGCTGGCATATTCACCACGTCTGCCGAGGAGCGAATGTTGCTCAGAGCGTCTTCGTCGATCCCGTAATCCAGGGTCTTACGGAGGTGGAGCGACTTGAGCTCGTCGAGCACGGCGAGAAACTCCCGCGAGCCGGGGCGGATCGAGTCCTGCGGCGCGAGCAGCCCGTCCCCCGTATGACGCATGTCAACCGGCTCGCGCTCGCCCTTCAGTTCACGCTCGCCCTGGAGAATCCAGTCGACGGGGATCGACGGCACGTCGGCGTCAGCTATCTCGGTCGGCGACTCCTGCTCGGTCGTGTCGAAGCACCGGGCAGCCGCTTCCTGGGCAGGTCTGCAACCGGCGAGCGAAGCAGCCATCGGCGTGTAGCCACGATGCTTCGGGTCGTCCTCTGGCGTCGCGTCCATGCGAGCGGCGACGGCTTCGCGAAGGGCTTTGTTGTCGGCTTCCAACTGGTCAAACGCTGCGGTCATGGTTGCCCTTTCCTTGATGAGTCTGAGAACGTCTGCGGCGAGCGTGCCGCTCGTGCCGGTGTACGCACCAGAGAAGCGACGAGCGCGGTGCTCTGCTGCCGTTATGTAGTCGGCGTCAAGCACGGGCGGCCCCCGCGACGTGCATCGAGGACAGCCCGCCGCCAGCGTCGTAGATGAACGCTTCCATCGCTTCGCGTTGACCGACCCAGCCGTTGACGGCGTGGTAGTCGTCAGGCGGAGAGAGCGAAGGCGCGATCCGCACAAGCACGCCGTCGATCGTTTCGATTGGTCGCGACCACTCAGCCGCCTGGTGGTGCAGATGCCCGGTGTGCCACTCGCGATACGGGCAGTTGCTCCACGCTGACGGCTGCTCAATTGCCATCAGTTGCGGGAGCTTCTTCTTCGCCTTGTGACCGTGTGCAAACCCGAGAAGGTTGCGGCCACAAGTGACGTACTGCCGCCCGGTGTAGGAGCCGGAAACCGAGACGCGACCGTCCCTGCGGAAACGCTCTGACAGGATTCGCTGGAATGCCCATGAGAGCACTTCGTCATGGTTGCCGTTGACGACCAGGGCATCGGTCGGGGCAATCTCCGCTGCCCTTTCCACAATTGCAAGAAGCGAATCGCAACCGACCTCAATCATCTTCTGGAGCCTGCCGTCTGTGCTTCCGGCGAGCGGCGTCCCTCCGGTTGTCGTGAGCCCCGGCGTGTCGGCGTGGAATAGGTCGCCAAGGTAGGCGACGAGCACGCGGGCGGGTTTTTGTGCGGCGCACGTTTCAAGCAACTGCGTCGATGCCGCCGTGACGCGAGCCGATGCAATTGCGAGATCGTAGTTGTCGTGGCCCGTGCCTTCGGCCCAACAGTATTTGCCCATGTGAACATCGGCGACGACGAGCACCGCGTAGGACTCGGCCTTCGGCGTCCGCTTCGGCTTCCGCACCGTAGGTCGTGCGATGCCCTTCGCCCCGGCGATCATCGCCTCAACCATCTCGCGAGTCGTCGGCCCGCCCTTTGGCTTGAGCCTCACATGGACGCGGTGAAGCTCAGTCACCACAGGCTCGCCCGTGTCTTTGTCCGCCGTGAGTCCTTCCCACTTGGTAGCTTCACTCTGGACAACTTCAAAGCGGTCGAGATCCGCTTCGATATGCCGCAGCAGATCCTCCACCGTGCGGATGCGAGTCGAGACGCTCTTCGCCTCAAGGCCTTCGGCGGTCTCCTTTTTGGAAACCTCCTCGATGGTCAGCCCTTTTTCGCCGTTGACCTTCGCAGCGATGTCAGCGACTACGCTCTTTCGAGCCATGCGAGCACTCCCTGAAACTGGACGTTCGCAATGCCTCTATCTTTGAGCGTCTTGGAAATCGCCTCGGCGGCGGGCTTCTTCCGCTTGCCAAACCTGCCGGAGTGATAGGCGTCTTTGATCGCTTGCAGCGTCTCGGCGTGCTCTGGCGATACCCGCTGATACCACGCCTGCGGTTGCTTGGAAGCGATGTTGCCGAGCACGTCTTCAATGATGTCTGGCTTGCCCTTCGCCATCAGTCCTCCTCGTCGTCACGGTGGCGGAATCCCTCGGCGTCGAGCACGCCAGACAGCGTCTCCGAAAACTCGACTACGGCATCTTCAGACAGGTCGGGCCAGCGGGCGTGAATGAGCTCGTGAATCAGGGTATCTAAGAGGTCAACGCCCCGGAGCCGGGCGTCGACGCGGATGCGACGCAGGGTGTAGTTGCAGTCGCCGTCGATGCCACGAAGACGCTGCGACCGCTCGATCTTCCAGCGTTGGTCGCCGACGTAGACGGTGCGGCGTTGGCGCTTCCTGCGGGGCATAAGGCCAGCGTAGAGCGAGGGTCAACGTGCGGGCAGGGCGTCAGGCGTCGGGGAACGCGGCCGTGGGCGGGGTGAAGTTCGCCGTGTAGCGGGCCGCACCCGCGCCGCTCGTGATGCGGAACTCGTCGATATGCCCGCTGTAATTCTGACTACCAAGCCCAGCCAGGCTTCCGATGGTCAGCGCGCTCGGCTGTGGGAATGAAAAACTTTGCGTAGCCGTGCTGACCTGCGTTCCGTTGATGAATAGTCGCACTACGTCTCCGGCGCGAGTTACCGCCACATGCTGCCATTGGTTCGGCGCGATCGCAAAGTTTGCCGACGACACCACCACAGCCAGGTCTGTTCTTCCCAGGAACAATTGGCCGTTTTGAATCCCAAACCACACATGCCCGTTTCCGCCGCTTCCCAAAATGGCCCCGCTTGGAGTGCCGCTGGGATAAATCCACGCCTCAATCGTGAAATCCGTTCCGGCTGGCAGATTGGCGAGACTCGGCGGAACGGAGAGGCTCGATGCGCCGTCGAACAAAGCCGACTTGCCACCAAACCTCGACTGCGCTGTTGATTGCGTGGCGTTGCCGTTGGCGGTGATCGTCTTCGGCGTGCCGCTTGAATCAGTGAACGCCGAGCCGCTGCCGTCCATGTGCAGGAGGAGAGACACCGCCGAAAACAGAGGGTCAGATGGCGTCCAGGTCGCGAGTGCGGCTCGCTTCCATGTGTCCTGCGCCACGCAGACGTAGAGGCTGGTCGCGTCGTAGGCCATATCGCCAGCAGCGCCAGGCGATCCAGGCGCGCTTGGAACGCTCGCCCACGACAGACCACTGAGCCCCGCATCGCCTCGCGGAATGACGAGGTTGAGCGTCTGGCTGGGGGCGTCTCCCGTGATCGTTGCGCTTGCCGATGAGCCGGCCGCGCCGGTGGTCACGTTGCCGATAGACAGGCTGTTTGCCGCGCCTTGCGGACCCGTGATTTCCGAGAGCGCAACGAGGTCGGCCCACGTGCCGCTCGGAGCGTATCGCCATTGCAGATGCGTCGATGTCGCCTGAAACTCAACGTCTGCCCCGTCTTGGCCGTCAACGCCAGCATTCCCGCGCGGAATGGTCAGGTTGAGCGTTTGATTCGGGGCCGCCCCGGTCAGCGTCGCGGAGGCGTTTGACCCAGCCGCCCCCGTCGTGACCGTGCCGATAGTGAGCGTGTTCGCAGGCCCGGCGGCCCCTGTCGCGCCAGCCTGCCCCGCGTCGCCGCGAGGAATGGTCAGCGACAAGGTCTGATTGGGTGCCGTCCCCGTTATCGTCGCAGACGCCGACGAGCCCGCCGCGCCAGTCGTGGTCGTGCCAATAGTGAGGCTGTTCGCAGGCCCGGCTGGCCCCGTGGCTCCCGTTGCGCCCGTAGCCCCCGTGCTGCCCGTACTTCCCGTTGCACCCTGCGGCAGCGTCAGGTTCAACACCTGCGCCCCGGCTGGCCCCGTCAGCGTTGCCGCAGCCGTCGCGCCACCCGTGACCGTGCCGATGGTAAGCGTCGTCGCCGGGCCAACGTCGCCCTGCGGCCCACGGTCGCCGACGCTCGTCACGCTGACATTCGCCGTCCCGCCATTCGTGATCGTGGGCGCTGGC